AATTAGGTATTTTAATACTATATTAAGTGAAAGTGTATTTAAGGATTATATAATGAATCCTTCTTCAATTGAAGGAAACTCATTAAATTCTTCCCCAGATCAATTAATTTTTAGAGCTTCTTTAGGTGGAGAATTGTATACTGGTTCTAAATCAATCCACCCTAAAGTAACAGGTTCCTGGATTCCAACATCATCTTTTTCTACAGGTAATAATTTCTTTATCAGCAATACCTCAAGTTTTGTACCTAATACAGAATATTTCTTTTATGATCAACCTGTTGTAGGGATAAAAAATGCTATATCTGATAAAATTAGAATAGAAAATAGTGTTATACCTTCTGGGGATACATTATCTCCATTTAGATCTTTAGCACAAAATTCTTCTATTAGCCAAAGTTATACAGCTAATACAAATTTACTTGAAGTAGCTTTTTCACCCCAAGATGAAATTAATGATGATATCATGGGTCAAATTGGGTATTTTAATATAGGTGACTATATAGGTGACCCTAGATTAAGATCCTCCTCAGCTACTTCATATCCCGATTTAGATAATTTACGAAATGCATATTTCGAAAAATATACAAAAAATTATGATCTAAACGACTTTATGCGTTTAATTAAATTCTTTGACAATTCATTATTTAAAATGATCAAAGATTTTATTCCTGCTCGCACAAGCCTTGCCTCTGGGATTGTAATAAAACAACATTTGCTTGAGAGAAATAAATATCCTCAACCACAAGTTAATACTTATTCAACTATAGCATACTCTAGTGGATCTGAAAATAATACCCCATTTAATTTTCAAGATATTACAGTTTCAGGAACAGTAGCACCACAATGGAATGATTACCAACCCGGAACTATAGAAAATTTTAGTGGTGGTACTGGAGGAACAATGGATATGTTTAATGGAGTTAATACTTCACCTTATGGCCCTAATGGAAATGGTCCTGAAAATATATTTAGCATTACTCAAAGTTGGTATGAAAATATCCAAACTATATCAGGTTCAGTATTAGTATTACATGATGCCCAAGATGAATTTTATGATGGTGAATTTAGTGGATCTACATTAACTGTTACTACACAAAGTTTAGCTCAACCATATCCTTTAGACTTAGTTGAAGCTAATTATAATATCATATTGTATTCAATGCCTTTGTGGGATTTACCTTTACAACAAATTAGTTCAACTTATTTGTCATTTCTTCAAAGTGAAGTTATTCCTAGCCAATATACAGATCCTGATATCGGAGATTTAGTTGTAATAGCTCCTTATCCATACAAACAAGATACAACTCCTTCTTATCCATTTGTAAAAATAAACAAAGTAGATCTTAATGGAACTGACTTTGAAATTCCTTTAGGGCAATTAAGTCAACTTATTATCAAAAACATTCCTTATACTATTATAGGAACTTCAGAATATTCTAATCATTATTTATATCAATTAGCCCCTAATTCAATTCCTGCAACTATATCAACTTCTGGCCCTTTACCAACTGAAATAAAGAATTATAGTATTAGTGCTTCTAGAACTTCTTCACTTACAGTTAATAATGGAAACGAAACACGAGTAATTTATGATACTTCCCTATATAACCCTAACAGTTATTATACAGCATCTAATGGGTATTATACAGTTGATACAATACCTAATGTAGAACTATCTCTTACTATGAGTGGTACTGTAGTAGCTACTGGGGCTACAGCTTCAATGGTTTTATTTTTTCAAGTAACTGGATCTGGTGTAGGACAAACTGCCCAAGCCATTGACAATTCCCTTTCGTATGTTGTAACTACTGGAGCCCCCATAAACTTTGCTTATTCAGGAACACTTTCTGTAGGTACTGGTCCTTCAATCCACCCATATTGGGACCCAACCCTGATTCTTCCCCAAGGAACTTTAGCTCCTGATGTTAGTTTATTTACAATGGTCCAAAATGACAATGATTTTTATACTGGGAATCTTCAGATAACGGGTTTAAACATAGCTATAAATCAAAAATTCCCAAACACAGCTTCTAATTCTACTTCTGTAATATTTGAACCATATATAGCACTTCCTAATTATTATAATAGTAATTTTAACCCTTTAATTAATAATGCTCAATTAGAAAGACTTAGTTCTACCTACCAAGAAATAGATTATTCTTCGGGAATAACTACCCCAACCAACTTTTTACAATTAATTAGTGGAAGTGCTGTTAAAGCAGCAGTTCAAGATTCTAATTATTCATCCAAACGTATAACACTCCCACGTTATGAAGGTAGTAAATCTACATCCCAATATTTAAATGTTTGGACTCCTGGTGATTCCGGAACATATGGTAAATTACCTTCTGTAGATAGTTTAAAAACAGCAGTAGCTTATTGTGATAGTATAGGAGGATGGCCCCCAGAAAAAATGAATGCATCTGCAATATTTGTTAAATACTTAATTAAATCTGATGGAACCATAATTATTCCTAATACAACAGAAAATTCTCTTTATGATATTCAAGGTAATTTTGAATCAGGAGAAAATATGTTAATCCAATATAAATCTACAGGAAACCAAGTTTCTGCTCTTAGAAAAGTAATTCGAGGAGGATCAGGAATTGAACCTATTTTATATACTCAATATGGTCAAGCTCCAAATGCAACTTGGAATACTACTATGAGTTTTGAAGATATAATTCCTTCACAAGGAGGAAGTGTAGGAAACTATTCAGTTTCTTATAACACCTCAGGTGCATTTGCATCAATCCCCGCTAATACTGACACTAAAATTTTATTTAATAATGTAGTTTATGGAAATGTTAGTATAGTAAGTAATTCTTATCCTATTCCTCTCAATGCAGTAAATGAAGGTGTTTCTTTAAAATTAAGTTCTAAACTTCAATATGTTAATTTAACTGGGGGTGTTGTAAATCTTACAGTAAAAATGTATAAAAATTCTACCTCTTGGTATAGTGAAGATTATACTATTTCTGCAAATTCACAAATAGGAGATATAGATTTCCTTAATAAGCCTATTCCTCTATTCAACCCAGCAATATTTACTAATGGAGATCAACTTTCTATTTATGTATTTTGGTCTTCTCCTATAGGTGCCACCACATCATTTTCCTCTAGAGGAAGTCTTATTATTTCCCAATACCCCGCTTATACAAACCCAGTAACTTCTTCTGGTGCTAATTCTATATGGGGTTGGCCCAATAAATCTAGTTATCCAAATGTTATTACTTCTTCAAATCCAACTTTAACTCAAGTGTATGGAGATGATAATGTTAAAATGACTGATATTACTGGTTCTGGATTTAATAATATATCATTACCATGGTCATTAGAATATGGAGATGAATTTAGGTTTGAAGGAAGAGAAGACTATACTTATCAAGTAACTCAAATATTTGCTCCATATACTACTGGATCAGGAGATAGAGTATCTCAAACCGGTTCTCTTGAAGTTCACTTTAACCAATCTCTCCCAGTTTCAGCTTCATCTTCAAACTTTAATTTAGATCATTTTATTATTAGAAGATACGTTGATAACCCAGCTCAAATAATAATGGAAGGATTTAAACCAAATAATTCTCAAGGACCGTATATTATACGACCTGAATATACATCACCTGAATTAAATAAATCAATTGATCAATTTATTTTAGATCTCACGCAGAAAGGGTTGATAACATAATATTTATTACATATAATACGACAATAATTAAACATAATGGGATATTTAAATAATCAAGTCGTTACAGTCGACGCAATTTTAACAAACAAAGGTAGAGAGCTTTTAGCAAAAAATGATGGTTCATTTCGAATCACTCAATTTGCTTTAGCAGATGATGAAATTGATTATACACTTTATAATCCAACCCATCCATCTGGATCTTCATTTTATGGTGAAGCAATTCAAAACATGCCTTTATTAGAAGCATTTCCAATCGAAACACAAATCATGAAATATAAATTAGCTACCCTACCCCGTGGAACAGCTAAACTACCAGTTCTTGATTTAGGATATTCAGCGGTTACATTAGTACAAGGAGCTTCATTAGCAATTACTCCTCAAACATTGAATTTCTTAGGAAATAATCAAACATATGAAACTAGCGGATATTCAGCTACTATTTCAGATGTTCGTCTAATGAGTACATTCCAAGGAATTGGTATTAATACGACTGCAGCAGCTCAAGCAAATGCTGCTGTTACTTCAACTACTACCATAGGAACAAATGTATCTTCTACTGTAATTGGCTCTCAAATTAACTTAAGAGCAACAACAGTAAATACATTATTTGGTTCAAACACTCAATTAGCAGCTACATTAACAGTTGTAGGTTTAGATAGTGGTGCTCGTTTAACTATTCCAATTACAATTAATCAAACTAACTAAAATATAAACAATGGCATTTAAAAGATTTGATCCTGAAGATTTTGTAATAAGTACAGATTCCATTACTTCTACACTTTGGTCAACTGGAGCTCCAACATTAACATCATTTTTTACCTCTTCAATTCAAGAAGCAGGATCTTCTGGTAATTATTATTTAAGTATCTACCAAACATCTTCTACATTAACTTCAGCTCAAGTACAATTTGATGTTGTTTATGCTGATATTTTAGGTAGTGGTAGTGAATTATATAATACTGCAGTACCTCAAAATTCTTATACTAAAACAATGTATGGTCAATACCGTTCATTAATTTTAGAGGATGAAAATGCTAATTTTATTTTTGGAACAGGTAATAATGTTGTTACAGCTTCAAATTTTTGGGTTCTTTCTGTTGAAAGAGCTAGATATAAACAATCACTTTTTCCTGGATCTATTAATTTAAAAATTTCTGGATCTGGTGGCGTTATTAATTTAACAGATAATTCCCTAGATAGTTCATTAAGTGTATTTATTGGTTCAACTCGCGTTTACCAATTAATCTCAGGATCTAATGGTACAGCAGGTACACTTCCAAATAGTGGATATGTAGCAGGATCAGGTTCATATGGTTTAGTATTCCCAGATTTAGGAACTATTATGTTAAACCCATTAGCAATATCTCAGTCTATTAAAGTATCTCCTAGTCGCTCAAATAATGCTGACGGATTTAATAATAGAAAATTATATGAAGCCATTAAATTAGGATCATCATTTGCATTAAATTCCCAAGAAAATATAACATCAGATTATGTATTTGTTAGAGCTCGTAATTCTGAATTTAATTATTCTGAAAACCCAACATTTATTTCAGGTTCAACTGGGGAAGTGATTTATAGTAATTTTATCAATCAACCACAAGTTTACCTTACAACTGTGGGGATGTATAATGATAGTAATGATTTATTAGCAGTAGCTAAAATGTCAAGACCATTATTAAAAGATTTTACAAAAGAAGCTCTAGTTCGAGTAAAACTTGATTTCTAAGAATGAATGAGTGTATTCAAATCATTTATAACATCTGATGTAATTGTATCTCCCTTTGAGGTAAACAAATCTTTTACCTTTCAAGGTAATGAACTCACGGGCTCGAATGTAGGAATTGATAGATATATTGGGCGTAATGTTATCTCATCTTTATGGGTTTCTGGTTCATACCCAACAGGACAAATTAATATTCAAGATCAAATTTTAATTTACCGTTCTATAAGAGAACTTTATTATTCCAACTATATTTCAGGTAGTGATGGATCTCCGGCAGCAACTGCTTCATTCAATACAGATGGTACTATAACAGGTGCTGCTTATACTCCTAATTACTATAATTATTTATCATCTACTTTACTTGCCGATAGATATATTCCAACGGGTTCTAATGAAACTATAGGAGTAATCTCTGTTCCATCCAATTTATTTGGAGAATCCCTTAAACCAGGTACTGTAAGTATTTCAAATGGTACTATTATTTTAACAGACGATGGTAATGGAAATATGATTAATAGTTCATTAAAATATGGAGATGTAATTTATGAACATGGAATCATTATTATTACTAGTGATGGAACCCCAGGACAAAATGATGGGTACGGATATGTAAATTACGGAACAGCACTTTATGGGGGAGGTACAATTAGTATTATAGATAGTTTTATAACTGGATCTAATATTACTTGTTCTTTTCAAAGTACTCTTACTATACTTGAAACCCAATATAAATGCACCCTCAGAGAAAATGAATTTAATTTCTCTACAAACCCAACAATAATCTCAGGAAGCTCAAACAGTGGAATTGTATATAATTTTGCAACAGGTTCATATTTTTCACCTTATGTTACAACAGTAGGACTATATGACAATAGTTATAATTTGTTAGCAGTAGCAAAACTTGCACAACCACTACCAACATCCGCAGTTACAGATACATCTATTCTAGTTAACCTAGATCTTTAAATTATGAATTGGACATACAATAAAGAAGAAATACATGAACTCTCTTATTTTCCTGAAAATACATTTGGTTTTATTTATATTACTACCCACATCCCCACGGGCAATTCATATCTAGGAAAAAAATCGTTATATCATAACGTTAAGAAAAAACTAGGTAAAAAAGAATTAGCTGAACAACCTGTAACTAGAGGTCGAACAGCTACTACAAAACAAGTTATCAAAGAATCTGATTGGAAAACCTATTTTGGCTCAGCTAAACCTATACTTGAACTGATAAAACAAGGTAAACAGGATGAATTTGAACGTAAAATACTCCACTTTGTAGCTAATAAAAAACTACTCACATATTACGAATGTAAATATCTATTTCAGCTGGGAGTGTTAGAGAAACCTAACGAATGGATAAACGATAATATTTTAGGCAAGTTTTTTCGAAAAGACTTTGTTTCCCAAGACTAAATTTGTATCTTGTCATTCATGGTGAATGAATTATTAGTTAATCTAGTTAACGGTGTCTTAGGTACTGGAAAACGTACCGCAAGAGGAAATCAATCCTACACTTGTCCGTTTTGCCATCACCACAAACCAAAACTCGAAGTAAACTTTACTGAAAATACAGAAGGAATTAATCAATGGGCCTGTTGGGCTTGTGGTAAGAAAGGTAAAACCATAAGAAGCTTATTTAAACAAGTACAAGTCGATGCTAGCTACTTTCAAGAACTAAGTAAATTAGTCAAAAACGTTTCCAAAGACGATATAGGTGATGTAAAACAAGCTATACTTGAACTCCCAAAGGAATATAAATCCTTTATCAACAATGAAGATATCATAGCAAGACATGCTTTTGCTTATCTTAAAAAGAGAAATATTACTAAACAAGATATTCTCAAATATAATATAGGCTATTGTAACTCAGGTCAATATGCTAAAATGATTATTATACCCTCGTACGATAACACCGGTAAATTAAATTATTTCACCGCGAGATCATTCGAGAAAGATCCTTATACCAAATACCGCAATCCCGAAACGTCTCGCGATATTATACCGTTTGAACTGTTTATTAATTGGGATCTACCTATCATATTGTGTGAAGGACCATTTGATGCTATTGCTATAAAACGTAATGCTGTTCCATTATTTGGTAAAAACATCCAATCTAGTTTGATGAAAAGATTAGTTGAATCCAAAGTACAAAAAATATACATTGCCCTAGATAATGATGCTGTTAAACAAGCCCTTGGCTTCTGTGAACAGCTTTTAGACATTGGAAAGGAAGTCTACTTGGTAGAACTAGAAGGTAAAGATCCTAGTGATATGGGATTTGAAAACTTCACTAAATTAGTACAAACCGTTTCTCCATTAACACAATATAAACTGATGGAGAAAAAATTATCTATAATATGAAAAAACGTAATATTAAACACGTTAACAACCGTATCCTTGAAATTTCTGAAGATGCAAAACAAATTACTCTTCCGGACTCTAGGTACTACAGAAGAAATGGTGAATATTATCCTTCAATTACCCACGTTTTGGGTTCTTACCCAAAAGGTAAACATTTTGAAGAATGGTTAAAAAACATGGGACGTTCAGCTGACTATATTGTTAGAAAAGCAGGTGAAGATGGAACCAAAGTACATGAAATGATTGAAGAATATTTAGAAGGTAAAGAAATGAACTTTTTGAACGAAGCTGGATATCCACAATATGACCCAACAATCTGGCAAATGTTTTTACGTTTTGTTGATTTTTGGGAAACTCATAAACCTGAATTAATTGACCAAGAAATCCATCTATATTCAGATACACTTAAGGTAGCAGGTACAACAGATTTAGTTTGTAAAATTGGTAATGATTTATGGATTATTGATCATAAAACATCAAACCATATCCAAACTACACATGAATTACAAGCAGCAGTTTATGCCCATTGTTATGCAGAATGTTTTGGTGTAGTACCTGATAAAACTGGTATTTTATGGTTAAAATCTTCTAAACGTAAAGGTTCAAAAAATAAAATGCAAGGTAAAGGGTGGGAAATGGTTTTACCATCTCGCACACAAGAGGAAAATATTGAAATCTTTAAGACCGTAAAACGTTTATTTGATTTAGAAAATCCAAATGAGGCACCCGTATTTACTGAATTTAAAACGAGCGTTAAGAAAGAGGCGTAATATGTATAATTATGATAAGTTTAGTTCAATTATTGAAGGAAGTAAAAGGTAATCCTAAAGCTATATTTTTAGCTGGCCCAGCAGGGAGTGGAAAATCCTATATAACCCGCGAATTATTACCTTCATCATTTACAGTCATTAATTCAGATGATACATACAAAGCTCTACTTAAAGCAAGTGGGATTGGTTTAGATCAAAAGAATTTTAC